AGTAGATGGATTCATATTTAAATACATCGATAACTGCTAAATTCTTAGTTTATTTACGACCACGTCTTGTTTTTCTTCTTTTTCTTCTTCTTATTGATTTTCCTCTTGAACGTTGTCGTGTTAAATATATCTCTATATTTTTTTTGTTTTCTGGATTTAATACATCATCTATTGCTACACGCGCAGCAAATGAAGCATTCCCTAATTGAATACCTTCATTAATTACTTCTGTTATTGCTTCAAGTCTTTTTTCACAAGTCAATCTTGGATGTGTGCTATTAATTATTAAAGTAATTGCTGTTTTTAACTCATTTATATTTGTATCATTACCCATTATATATAAATTTATAAAAAAATAATTTTAGCTAAATTCTTAGTTTATTTACGACCACGTCTTGTTTTTCTACGGGGAAATTGCCTTTTCTTATGCGACCTCACGGCTCTTTTTCTTTTTTGTTTTCTTGCTTTACGAGTTTTTCCTCTGCTTTTACTTTTTCTCGTTGGGGCTTCTTGTTTATCTTGTTTATATTGTTTATATTGTTTTATTTTTTCTAAAGCTTCATGTTTAAATAAATCAGGATTTAATAACATGAAATCTTCTGAAACCCTCATTGGACTAACTTCTCTTAGTGAATGCTTTCTTTTTTGTGGATTCATACCAGGAAAAAATACTGCTGTAGAAGACATTTATATATTATATAATAATATATAAATTTAATCTAAATTCTTAGTTTATTTACGACCACGTCTTGTTTTTCTACGGGGAAATTGCCTTTTCTTATGCGACCTCGCGGCTCTTTTTCTTTTTTTACCTCTAGCTATTCTTTGTATTATATTTCTATTAAATTGACGTTCTTCTTCTTCTTCGCGTCTACGAAAACGTCGTCCTCTATTTTGATTTTCTTCATTTAGCTGTTGTTCTCTTAAAAGCTGTTGTTCTCTTAACTGTTCTTCATTAGCTATATTTTGTAATTCTTGTAAATCAAAAAAACCTATACCTGGTAATTCTAGCAAGCCTAAATCTTGTAAAATAATATCTGGTTCTTGTAAATTTATATCTGGTAATTCTCTAAATAATTCTATAGGTTGTTGTATATAATCTTCTAATTTTACAGCAAAAGACCCTGCTTTAGTTTTATATTTTTTTTTTCTTTTGGTTTTCATTAATATATTACTATATAAATAATTAAGAAAATAATATCACTATTTAAGTTTTGACATAAAATAGTATTAATAAATATATAAATATTTTGTTATATTAATATGAATAAACCAGTTGTAGGAATTTTAGCAAGTCCTTATATAAATAATGAAGAGAAGAGAGAACAAGTATTTTTAACAACTTTTTTTATAAAATTTTTTAAAATTAATAATATAAATTTTATAATAATTCCTTATAATCTCTCAAAATTTAAATTAAAATCTATTATGAAAAATTTAGATGGGTTGCTATTCCCAGGTAGTCAAATAGGTAATTATTATTATAGTAAAGAATTTACAGAACATTTAAAAAAACAAAAAATAATATTAAAAATAGCAAAGTCTATAAATAATTCCGAGAGATTATTACCAATTCTATCAATATGTCATGGATTTCAAAATTCTATGTTAATTGAAAGTAAACAAGATATAAATAAATTATTTATACATGTTAATGCTTATTATAATTATAATAAGCACACCAAATTTACAAAAGATGGAGAGAAACTAAGTAAATTTTATAATAAATCAAAAAAGATAGTTCATAATAATAAATCGGGAATCTCTCCAAAAATGATAAATAAAACAAAAAAAATAAAGTTATTTGCAAAAACAAAAGATAAAAACAATAAAGAATTTATTGAAATTATAAAATATAAAAAATATCCATTTTATGGATTTCAAGGTCATGTAGAGAGAACTAATCCAGAGTTAATAATTCCTTATTTAATAGATGTAAAAAAGTCATATTATAGAAGATGTGTAATTTCAAATAAAAGTTGTAAAATAAAAAAAATAGTTAATGGAAAAACAAAAAAATGTAAAAATATATCAAAAAGAAGAAGTAAATGTATTATATATAATATTTAGTCATCACCTTTATAATAAATAGTAATTTTATTACCATTATCCCAAACTCTATTAGTTGTTACAATATCATTAATACCAAAATAATCAAAATTAATAGGTTTTATATAATCATTTACACTATAACTATAATAAAATTTATCAATATATTTTCGAGAGAACTTTTCATCGTCTAGAAAATGTTTAGAAAATATTGGCCAATGAATAGCCAATACATGATTATTATCCCATAATCCATCACTTTTAGTATCACAAATACCAGGACCACCCCAATTAAGCGTATTAACGGTGATAGAGATAATTTCTTTCATAATTGATATTATTAATAGAAGTAAACTAAATAATATCAATAACATCAATTTTTTTTATATCTAACATATTTCTTTTTTGTTTTTTTATTTTTTTTATTATTACTATTTTTTGTTTGTTTTTTTTTAATTTTTTCAGAAGGAATATATCTTAAAAACTGTTCATCATATTCTTTAGATCCATGTTTTAAATTTTTTTCACGAAATTCTTTATATTTTTTCGATTTATGAGATCTATTATCTTCTAATGTGTGATGTTTACCTAAGCAATTTATACTAAATCTCTTTAATAATCCCTTTTGTTCTAATCTATTTTTTAATTGAACTTTAAATAAATATTCAGACATACAGATTAATCTATTAATCTCATAATAAGGTCTGTTAATATATATAAAAGTTAAATAAAAAGATAACATAGTATCAATAGTAGCAACTTTTAATTTTTCACCATTTAAATAAATAATATTATAACTATGACAAGAAGTAGTATTATAAATATAACATAATACATCTAAATTATTATCATAACCTACCATAATTTCATAATGTTCACTAATTAAATCTCCAACACCAGGTTTTTTGTTAATTTTAACATTTTTATATCCTTCATAAATTAATTGTTCTTTAATAATATTAGAACTGGTTTTAGCATCTTCTGATAAAATATCAAAATCAGGTATATTAGTAAGTTGTTTTTTTTGTTTTGTTGGCATATAATTTCCATATAAACTTGCTGCATTACCACCAAAAAAAACTAAACCTTGATTTATAATAGATTTTCTTACAATTTTATAAATTTCATCACCTACAGTTTTTGAACCTTCATAATTTCTAATGAAATTTGTACTTTGACAATCAATACCTTTTAATGGATAATTTTTATTTAATAAAATCAGTCTTTTCAAAACTTTTTCCCATCTTCCAACATCACCCATGGGTCTTGATAATTCAAGATACATACCCATTCGTAAAAAATTAGGCGGACAATAAGAAATACCATTAATTTTAATAGAATTTTTCATTAAATTTTTAAATATTTGTTTATTTAAGACAGTTATATCAGCAATTGGTATAAAATTAACATAAACTTTGTATGTTCCAGTATGAATTCCGGCTTTAGCTTCTACTTCTTCATAACCATTTTTATAATAAATATCTGCTAATTTTTTAGCATATTCAAGCGCATTTGGAGAGAAAAAATCATAATCAGGTATTTCAATATTTCTATTATAAAATCTATCTTGTTCTGGTAGAATATTATTAATGGCAGTTCCACCATAACAGATACAATCATTATTTCTTATGAAATTTTCTAGAATACTAATGATAGTTTTTATATCTGGAGATTGAACCAATTTTTCTCCTAAAATAGATGTAGCATTATCAATAGCAGTTCTTAATATTTGTAATTCTTTTTCTTGAAAACTTAAGCCTTTCATTATATATATATTAATAATAAATAGTTCCTATTATTAATATTTAATTATTATTTTTATAATTATTTTTATTTTAATCTAAACCACCAATTACAACACCATTATAACCAGTATTATTTATTGTATATGGTACAACAGAAGCAATCATAGGAAACTCTATCGGTGCAGTATTAAGAACACGAATAATATTACCAGGACCAGGTGTTTTTAATACGGAAAAGAAAGGACGGTCGCAACCATCATCGGTATACAGCTCTATAACCTGTTTATTATTATTAGGTCCCTGTAATAATTCAATTCGTGCATTTAATGGTAGTCCATTTGTTTTCAAATAAATCTCTACACTATCAATATTGGGTGCGAAGGGATATGAACGTATAGCACCTCCCTGAATAGTATTAAAATTTTCAAAACAACATCTTGACGGTGAAATAATATTTTGGGCGGTTACATACGCTTTCATTGGTAACTCAATATCACCAATATTACGTATTCCAACTGTATTAGGACCACCAGGCATTTCAATAACTGTACTAAAAGGACGCATATAACCATTCTCACCATAAACTCTCATTTTACAAGGAGAATTACTGGGTCCGTTCCATAATTCAATATCAGCATCTAATGGACGACCCTCGGTTGTAAGATTAATTTCAACTTGTTCAACTACTGGCGAACGATAACTCCATGTACGAATAGAATTTCCCTGAATATATTTAGATATCGGTTCATTCATACGCATCATGGGTGTAGCAACTCGCAGAGAAATAATTTCGGCAATATTAATTAAACATATAAACCTGATTAACATTTCAAAACTTTTCATATGAATTAAAATGTTAGTAATCTTTTAAGTTTTTATCAATTATATTAAAATTGTAATATTTAATTATTAATTACTCATTACTTATTACTTATTACTTATTACTTATTACTTATTACTTATTACTTATTACGAATTTTCTAATGTTAGTATTGCAGGTGTTTCTACTGCTATACCTTCTTCTTCTTCTTCTGGTGGTATAATATCTTTACGTAAATTATTTGGTTTAAGAACAAATGAAAATCCGCCAGAGTCTTTAAACATTTTATAATATCCTACTAAATCATTATCAATATTTTGAAATTTCATACCTACAAATTGACAACCATTATTAAAAGGTAATAATGGATCAAAATTTTTTAAAGTATTATCAATATTAGGTAAAACCATAATTAAACTTCTATGAGATTCATCAATCATTAATGGATTATTTTTACCAGCTGCAATTACTTGTTCATAACGATACAATTTTAAAACTTTAGAACCAGAACGAATATGAACATATTTAGATAATTTACTATTATCTAATATTGGAACATGTAGTGTATTAACCATAATAATAAATTTTTTATTAAAAATACTTGAACCAAGATGCCGTAGTAAAATATCATCATTGGGATTATTTTTATAATTATATTTTACATAATCAAGTATATTATCTTCTCTATCTTTTATAAGATATTGTTCAATATAGTCTCCAAATTTATCGTAAATAGTTTTATTTTCACTCATAATTCTAAAATGTAAGAACATAGGATCATTTCCAGCAGAACTTTTAGTTTCATGAAAACAATTATCACGTAATATATTAAATACATCAGTGAGTTTAATATAATTATATGTTTCTTTTATAGAATTATTATTAGCAGTAGAAGCAGCAACTATAGGTTCGCCATTATAAGAATATATTTCAAAATCAAGACATCTTGCACCGAGTTCAATACATTTTTCTAATGCACATTTATTTACAAAATTGTTTTTATAACCATCGCCACAGCATGCATTATAAGCAGTTTTAATATAATAATTTTTAACTAAACTTTTATTTTCATTATCAAAAAAATTTGTTGGATTATTAGATTCTTTTGCTTCAGATTTAATATTCCCTTGTCTAAAAAAAGAGGTGGTTTTATGTTGACTATTTGCGTTATACATAGTATCTAATTTTTTACATGCTGCTTCTTTTTTATTTAAAGTATGAAATATCCAAGACATTACTAAAAAAATTATAAAAGCAACAATTAATAATGCTATTGTAAAATAGAATATAGATTTATCACCTGTTAAATCTATAGTAGAATATACGGTATTTCCTACTGTATTTACTAATTCATTTATATTTGTTCTTAAATTTTCAGTGGGCATATTAATATTATATTAATATAATATTATATTAAAAAAGAGTTTATAAATTTTATTATATTAATTTTATAATAAATATAATTATAATTATAAATATATAATGGCCGGTGGACTATTAAATTTAATAGCAATAGGAAATCAAAATATTATTTTAAATGGTAATCCCGTTAAAAGTTTTTTTAAAACTAAATATTCAAAATATACAAATTTTGGATTACAAAAATTTAGAATTGAACAACAAGGACAAACAAACATTCATTTAACACAAAAAACAAATATAAGTTTTAAAATTCCTAGATATGGAGATTTATTAATGGATACTTATTTAGTAATTACATTACCTAATATATGGAGTCCAATATATAAATATTCAGCTAGTGAATATAGACCATATGAATTTCAATGGATAAAAAATATAGGTAGTCAAATAATAGATGAAGTGAATTTAACAATAGGAGGTCATTTAATTCAAAAATTTTCAGGTTCTTATTTACAAAATATGGTAGAACGTGATTTTTATAATAAGAAAGAATCATTTGATATTATGACTGGAAATATATCAGAATTGAATGACCCAGCCAATTATTCAAATAGAGAAAATAATTATCCTAATGCATTTAAATTAGATGATATTCAATTAGACGGTGTAGAACCATCAATACATAGTCATACATTATATATTCCATTAAATACTTGGTTTACATTATTAACAACTATGGCTTTACCTTTGATATGTTTACAATATGCAGAATTGGAAATAAATTTTACATTAAGACCAATTCAAGAATTATTTACAATAAAAGATATAATATATGATTCTGTTGTTAATTATAATAATGAAATACCTAGAATTCAAGCAGAACAAAATAAAGATGATCGTTATGGATTTTATAGATTTATACAAGAACCTCCATATAGAGATATATCAGATCAAACAATTTATCCAGATAAAAGAAATAATATAAATATAGATATTCATTTAATGACTACACAATGTTTTTTAGATAATGAAGAAAGAACACTATTTGCTAATAATAGTCAAGATTATTTAATAAAAGAAGTTTATGAATATAAATATGAAAAAATTAATAAATCTACTAAAGTAAATTTAGAAAGTAATGGTTTAGTATCAAGTTGGATGTGGTTCGTCCAACGAGATGATATTTATAAAAGAAATGAATGGTCTAATTATACAAATTGGCCTTATGAAAATATAATACCTAATAATTTAATTAAAATGACCGATTTAACTACTAATGAATTTATATATCAAAAGAATAATAATATTTATCAGTTATTTGATACATCAAAAAATATTTATATAACTGGTAATGAACCTGATGTATATAATCAAACAAATAGAAAAGAAATTATTAAAGATTTTGCTATAGTAGTAGATGGTAAATATAGAGAGAATTCATTCCCAGGTGGAGTTTATAGTAAAATAGAAAAATATACAAAAACTAGAGGAAATTCAAAAGATGGTTTATATCATTATAATTTTAGTTTAACTACAGATCCTCTAAAATATCAACCTACAGGTGCTTTTAATAGTAATAAATTTAAAAATATTGAATTAGAATTTAACAATCATGATAATCCACCTATAGATTTAGAAAATGTAAATTTTACTACTGTATGTGATCCTTTAACTGGAGAAGTTATTGCTACGTCTAAAGAACCAACAAGTATTTATAAATATAATTATAAATTAACAATTATGGAAGAAAGATATAATATATTGAGATTTCAATCTGGTATGGCTGATTTATTATATAGTCGTTAAAAAATAATGTCTTATTTTTTATATAAAATCATAATATTAATATTAATTATAAATAATATGATTTCAAGAAAAATATTTAATTTTGTAAAAAATAAGATACCAAAAATTTCATCAACAGAATTAATAGCATTAAGAAGTGGTAATACATCTTTAGATCGTTCAATTTTAATGGGTAAAATAAATTTTCCAAGAAAAAAAATAATTACAAATAAATTTCCACAATCTAAATTAAACGAATTATTAAATAATTATGATGGTTCAAGAGTTTATCCAAATAATAATTCAAACTATTGGATAAATTATTTAGCAAAAAATAAATATTTTAGTTTTTTAATAGATGAAAGTTATGGTGGTATAAAATTAAGTGTAAATGAAAACTCTAATATGCTAACAAAAATAGCAAGTATTGATCCTGCATTAGGAGTAGTTACTATGGTTCCAAATTCTCTTGGTCCAGGAGAATTATTAATACATTATGGAAGTGAAGAACAAAAAAATAAATATTTACCTGGATTAGCAAATGGTTCCTATATTCCTTGTTTTGGGTTGACTGGTCCAAATAATGGTTCAGATGCAACTGGTTCAATTGATGAAGGTGAAGTTGTAAAAATAAATGATAAATTAATGATAAAAGTAAAAATAAATAAACGCTATATAACATTAGCACCTGTTGCTAATTTAATGGGTATAGCATTTAATTTAAAAGACCCAAATAAATTATTAAAAAATAAAAAAACTGGGATTACGTTAGCACTTTTAGAACGAGGTCATGAAGGTTTAATACAAGATAGTCATCATAATCCATTAAATGCTGGTTTTCCTAATGGTCCAATAAAAGGTGAATTTTTAGTTGAATTAAAAGATATTATTGGTGGTGAAGAGAATATTGGAAATGGTTGGAAAATGTTAATGGAATGTTTATCTGCGGGTAGAGGTATAAGTTTGCCTTCTACTGCTAATGCAAGTAGTAAAGTAGCGACATTTGGTATGTTAAATTACATAAAAGTTCGCGAGCAATTTAAATTACCTCTCTCTAAAATGGAAGCAATTCAAGAAAAAATAAATGCTATGGTTTTTAATACGTGGATAATACAATCTTCAGTTGAATTAACAAATGATATATTAGATGATGGTAATAGTCCAGCAGTATTAAGTGCTATTATGAAACAACAAACGACAGAAAGAGGACGTGAAGTTTTAAATCATGCTATGGATATTCATGCGGGAGGTTCAATATGTTTAGGTTATAGTAATTTTTTAGAGAAATTTTATAGAGCAGCACCTATAGGTATAACAGTTGAAGGTTCAAATACTTTGACTCGTTCTCTCATAATATTCGGTCAAGGATTAAATAAATCACATCCTTATATTTATCCTATATTAGATTCAGTTTTAGAGGATAATCTCTCAAACTTTTCTAAAAATTTCAAAAATATTTTACTTCATTCTTTAAAACTTTATTTTTCAACATTTAATTTAAGTAATTTTGTTCCTGGTTTTGAAAAAACAATTGAGAAACAATTATTGGATTTTGCAACATTAACAAATTTTGTAGCATTAAAAGGTGGTTCATTAAAGAGAGAACAAATGCTTTCTGGGAGTATGGCTGATATATTCAGTAACTTATATTTGGCTATTTCAGTTCAATATTATTATATGAATAATAATGCAAGTGAAAAATTAACTAATTATATAATTAATAAGTTGATTAATAATAATCAAATATTAATAAATAAAGTAATTTATAATTTAGGTGTTGAGAGAATATTATTATTTCATTTGCAAAACCCAGTATTAAATGATTGTTATGAAGATGAAAGAGAAATATTTAATGAAATCATGAATAATAAAAATATAATAAAAGAAATAAAGAAAAATATACATGTAAAAAATAATATATTATATGATTTAGAGAGAATTAATGACGAAGATGCAAATTTAGATCCAGAAGAATATAATATTCTTAAAAATCGTATAATTAATGTTGATGAATTTAAAAACAGAGAGATTAGTTCATAATTTTGTTTTAGCTACTTTTCTCGTGCCATAACCAAATTTCTTTCTTGCGTTTTTTGCTAATCTTAATGCTTTCGAATTTTTTGAACAACCATTTAATAAAATATTAAAATCTACAGCAGATGCTTTTCCACCTGAAATAGAACTACCTAATCTGGCATAACCCCAAGAATGTGGTGTTTGATTTGGTCTTGAACCAGACGAATAATAAGCGCCTTGTCCTTTTTTTATAATAGCGTTGAGAGATTTTGAAGAACATCCAGTTTTTTTAACTAATTCTTTATTTACTGCTAAATTCTTTAATTTGTATATATTCTCCGCATTTAAAATATGTTGGGACTTTTTTGATTTAAATGATTTAACTTTTTTTCTTGTAATATATTTTCCTTTTTTATAACCTTTTCTTGATTTTTTTAATTCTTTTTTTAATATTTTTTTATCTTTTTTTGTTAATCTTTTTGGTAAATATTTAATTGGAACATTCATTATTTATATAATAAAATATTTTAATATTATATAATATGAATATTTTAAGAAATAGTTTGATTGCTGCAATAGTAGGAATACTTTTAAATATTATTCTTTCTTACAGTTTTTTTCCATTAGCAACAAAAGAAGAAATTAAACCTCCAAATGGAGCAGAAAATTTAACATTTAAATCACAAATAATCCATATGTTAGTTCATCATAAACAAGTAATGTTTACAAGTTCTTTAATAGTTGGTTTATTAGTTGGATTATCTTGTTTTTTATCTTTAAAATATTTAAAATAAATTATTAATATAATATATTTTATTATATTAATGAAAGAAACTATTATAAAATTTGAAAAAGGTCCACATAAAAAAAAATATACAGCATTCGTGAGAGATAAAAAGACACGTAAAGTTAGAAAAATACATTTTGGTGCTTCAGATTATCCTCAATATAAAGATAGAACTCCTTTAAAATTGTATGCATATAAAAATCATAATACAAGAAAAAGAATGCAAAATTATTTTTCCAGACATTCTGGAACAAAAAATAGAACACAAGCTATTTCTCTCGAGAAAAAAAAATCAAAAGGATATTATAACGCTAAAATTTTAAGTCACGTTTATTTATGGTAATCTTTTTAAGTTAATATATATAATATTATATATATTTTAATAATATTATATATATAATGCCTAATAATTTAGTATTAAATGAATTAAAAGAACTTATAAAAAATTTAGATTTGGGAGAGGAGAATACACAAATAATTGAAAAATTAATACTGAAAGCAAAGCAAAATACAGCATCTGATACAATTAAATCTGCATTAAAAAGTAAAATATTAGAAAGAAAAGAGAAAACAAGTAAATCTCTCGCAGCAACAAAGATAAGTTCACATTATAGAAAAAAAATGGCAATTGATGAAAAATATAAAAGTTTGGGAGACTATATTTGTACTAATTTAGGTAGAAAAGAAGCTTACAGAGTTAAATTATTAGAAGAATTAAAATTAAGAGGAAGCCCAAATCATATAAAAAATTTATATTTATATTATTGTAGGTTTGGGGCAAAAGCATTAGGATTTGAAAAACAATTTTTAGTAAAATATATAACAAATTCTATATTTGTTAATACAGGATTTAAAAGTACTAATTTTATAGGTGTCCATTTCAAATTATGTAAATTTTTAAAAGGTGATGCTCGACATGATATAAAAGTAAAAAATTTAGTAAATAGAAAAACATCATTAAAATCATCAAAAAAAGCAGGAATTTATGATAGTATGGAATTTGAAAATACTAAATTAGAAAATTCTATTTTTGAAGAGTGTGATTTTTATAATGTTCAATTTCAACTTTTAAATTGTGGTTCTACACTTAAAGGAAACTACGGCCATAGTGATAAAATAATTCAAAGCACTATTTTTAAAAAATCTAAGTTTAATGAATGTCATTTAGGGTTTCCGTTTAACTTAACATCTGGCGGATTAACATTAGATAAATATAATATGCAATTTATTAACAATTTTAATAATGTAAGTGGAAGAGGAAAAATAAATAATGATGTTCTTTTATTTGATAAAATAAAAAGTACAGTAGCTCCAAAAATTATTTTTGAAGATACTAAATTTATAGATACTAAATTTGTTAAAAGATTACATACTTTACCTATTGCTACTCCTGCACTGGAATATGTATATTTTATAAATTGTGATTTTGAATGTAGTAGATATTCAATAAATTTTACTATGATTGATATTACGTTTGATAAAGTAACCTTTGAAAAATGTAATTTTAAAAAAGTTAATTTTGTTAATTGTAGATTTAAAAATTGTTTATTTAATAATTGTGATTTTAAAACTTGTATATTTAATTCTTGTGTATTATGCGATAAAGGGGTATTAATGAAAAAAACATCATTTACAGAGAATACAAATTTTGAGAAATGTTTATTTTCATATCATGATAGACCAGAACAACAATTATATATAGAAAAAGATTGTATATTTAATGAAGTATTTTTTAAAGAAAATTCATTATGTAATTTTATATTTAATAAAGATATTGTAAATATGAGCAAAAGTGAAGCAGAAAAAAATACTTTAAGTATGAATAGATGTCATTTTATATGTAATAACTTAATTGGAACAAATTTTGATTATTGTAATTTAGAGTCATCAGATTTTGCCGCTCGAACTAATTGTGTTGAAGAAATAAATTGGTTAGGAAAATGTTTTGCAACATTAGGAAAAGGAACTCCACGTATTAGAACAGGAGGTTCTGATTTGAGTAGGCAAATAAAAACTGTAATAGGTGGTGCATTTTATAGAAATTTTGATCTTGTTAATTTAGATTTTATAAAATTCGGAAGATATAAAGGACTATATAGATTAAAAAATAGAAATTATACAGGTATAGGATATGTAAATGCAGAAGACTTTATGACAAGAGTAAATGTAAAACCTTGGGATTATTTTATATTGGAAGACGCCACTATTGTATATTTTATGCCTCCAACATCATTTAATGGAGCAAATTTAAAAACTTGTAGATTTCAGTCGATTGATGGTTTTGAAGGATTTGATTTTACAGTTGTAGCAAAAGATAGCGAAGGAAGACCCACTTTGAATGCTTGTAATTTTACAAATGTTGATTTAACCAATTCAAATATGAGTAATTGTAATTTAATAGGAAGTGTTTTTCAGGTAGCAAAAGTAACTGGTGTAAATTTTAGAGATTCTACAACTAATGAAAATACTGATTTTGAAAATACAATAGATATAGGATTAGCATTAAATGCTGATCATATTAATTTTGGCGATTTACAAAATAATGCTAATGAAACACACGCAAGAGCACAATTTATAATTAATAATAGAGAGAAATACAAAATATTTTATAATAAATGTATAGATAATAATAGATTGAGATATTTTGCTGAAGATCCAGATTATGGAATAATTATAAGTTCGTATAAACAATATATAAATAGATCAGGAAGTATTAATGCTAATGAAAAATCCAAAATAAAAAAAAATTTAGCAAATATAATAGTATTTGGAATTTTAGGTAAAATAAAACTAACAGACGAACAAGAAATTAAATTAAGACAAGATTTTCGAAGTATAATAAATGATGAATTTATTGAAATATTAGTATCTCAAAAAAATCCTTTACGCGATGGAACTAAAGGAAAATGGTGTTGGTTTGATATAGTTTTTAATTCATTATTATTTTTATTTAATTGTCCTGCTTCATATATTTATTCATTTATAGAATTTTATTTTAATGAAATATTTAATGCACATGGAGCAGGCGGAAGAAGTTGCACTCTTGGTATGGTAGAGAGATTAATAACAATTCATTCGCAAGCAGCAGAGAGATTTATAATGACTATGGATATTGAACCAACAAATTCAAATATTACTTCTATAAAACATTATAATGAATTAAGAAATGATGCCATAGATGATGAAATAACAGCTGAATATATAAAAGAATTTAATGATCCAAGTAAAATAAGTCCACCTAATTCATGTTATGGTAAACTTCATAAATTTTCATTAAATGAATTTATAAATTTATTAAAACCTAATTCAACATTACCAGAAGAAGCAGAGGAAGATATTGGTATAGTTTTTGATTATACTATAAAATCAGAATGGAGAGAAGAATTTCAAGAAGAAGCAAAAAGAGAAGTTAATAGTGGTAATGTAAAAACATTAGATGAATTATGTGCACTTTTTATAGGATGGATAAGAGATAAAATTGTATTAGAAAATGGTATTACAACAGAAATGTATGAAGAAATAGAAAAAAATGGAGGCAAAAAATTAGAAGTATTTCAAAGTAAGATATTAGAATTAAAGAAATTTTTAGAAGAAAATGAAATACCTAATTTTAAAATGGCTATAATAATGATGACTTCTGAAGAGGTAACATATGAAGAATTAGTAGAATATTTTGAAGGTGGAAGAAAAGTCGTGAAGTCACTAAGACCAGCGGCATTGCGTGCGAGGCAATATCCCCGCAAAAAATCAATAAAAAAAGGGAGAGGTTTATCCCCTAAAGTTAGAACTTTATCAATGAATAGAATAAAATCATTGTCTTCAAGAAAAATAAAATCAGTACCATCAAAAATAACTAGTTCTAATATAAAGAATTCAAAATTATTAAAATTAGAAAGAATTATATTAAATAAATTTGTTAATTTACCAAAAGATAAAGTAAAAAAAATATTTTTAGAAGTATGTGAACCAAGTATGAAATTTATACCAAATAATATTACTATACAAGATGAAGTATATAGAAATATTTTAAGAAATAAAATAAATAGTATCAAAGAAACTAACGCATTATTATTAAAAAATAAAGATAATTTAGAAAAATACATAAAAAATTTAAAACAAATATTTCCAGAAAAGAGTAAAGTTAAATCACCAAGAAAATCAATATCGTTAAGAAGTAGACGTTCCAGTAGCTATAGTCGTTCAAGTAGAAGATTAAGTAGAAGACCAAATAGAAATAGAACTTTAAGAGTTTCAAAAGTAAATTAAGCAGGTTATTCTATCTCTATCTTCATAATATATTATATAAAAATATAAAAAATTTTATATATTATATTTAAAATTTAACGTCTGTATAATATGAAGATGGTCCGCAATATTTAAAATTATCATTTCCAGTAATACTTGGTTCACATTCAAAATTATTGTTAAAAGATGCATCATAAACAAAAAAAGTATTTTTTTTATTTTGCAAAGAATTATTATCAAATTGTAAAGATTGAGGAAATGCATGAGTTCTTGGACCACTCATATTAGAAATTTGTTTTTCATAAAAATTATTAATAGAATTTAAATATGTTTTTATAATACCAGTAGATACATTTGTAGATTCTTTTATAGGTGGTAAATTTTTTAATTCCATTTCAAAATCTTGTCTGTTAGGATATAAACGTTGAGTATTATCTTGCATAGTAGTATATTGTGCATTAGAGTCAACTCCAAAATAATTTTCACTTTCAAATTTTTGTAAATCAGTTTGATTAAAACTCATATCTTTAATAGTTATTTGGGTTTTATTATTACCATAACAATCAAAAAATTCATTTTCCTGTAAAATATAACTGGTTCCAATAGGAGTTCCATTTACATTAATTAAATTAAATTGATATGTTTCATCTGAAATAGTAGAAATAAAAAAATTGTCTGCTAAATTATTTTGAATTTCTTGTTTTCTTATTCTATCATTTTGATTATTTAAATTTAATCGTTTTAATTCATCATTTAAAAGTGTAATATCTTGATTTCTCTTAGTCTCTCCTCCAGTATTTATTAATTTAATTTCTAATATATTTTGATAATCAATAATTTCTTGAATTGTTAAATCAGGATTTTTAAGAACATTACCAGAAAATTTAATTTCTCTATTAAAATATAAACCAGATAAATCAGGTTGATTACATAAACTTCTTAATTTTAAATAATCATCGCCAACTCTATTTCTAATATTTATTAAATTATTACTATTATTAATTCTCTCGCACATATGTTTGATGTGAGTTACTTGTGGTAATGTATTAATATTGATAGTATTATTATTATAAAAATTATCATTGGGGCAACATTGTACATTATAATTACTATTACAATTAGGTGTCCATGGACAGAATATATAACTGGTATCAACAATATCAAAATCTATATCTTGTATATTATTTCCAAAATTATTATAACTAATTTCTTTAATTTGAATACAATTACCAGTACTTGGTTTAACTTCGCAAGAAGAACAATCAATATTATTTAATCCTTCAATAATAGTAATATTGCAAAAATATAAAATACATAAACAAATAGTAATTATTAATCCAATTATAATAAATTTAATACTATTATTAATTTTCATAATATTATATTATAGTTATAAAATAATATTATTTATTTACCATTTACTAAATTAGTATTATACTGATTATTAACTAATATAAATTGGCAATTATTATATAGTTCACTAATATTAGATGAATTAGTATAAGTACATGTGCTTCTTAATCCACCAAGATAATTTTTTACTGTATCATTTAAATTTCCTTTATATTTAACTTTAATCTCTCTGCCTTCTGAAGAACGATAATTATTATTATTATTAGCGGCATAATTATTTTTCATTGCATATGAAGAACTCATACCATAAAAAAATTTATATTTTTGACCATTTTCTTCAATTAATTGTCCTGGATTTTCATCATGTCCAGCAAATTCACCACCAATCATTACAAAGTCTGCTCCAGCCCCAAAAGATTTAGCTACATCACCCGGACAAGTAATACCTCCATCACTAATAATATATGTATTAGAATTATTATTTTTAATAGAGCATTCTAAAACACAAGATAATTGAGGAATACCTATACCTGTCTGTATTCTAGTCGTGCAGGCTGAACCGCCGCCAATGCCACATTTAATAATATCAATACCACATTCTATTAAATCATTAACACCATCTTTAGTACAAACATTTCCAGCAACTATAATCTTATCATTATACTTATCTCTAACTTTTTTACAAAACAATTTAAACGTTTCAATATAACCATTGGCGATATCAATTATAATCCATTTACAATTAAAATTATCTATAATATTAATAAGATTTTCAAAATCACTATCACTAATTCCTGTAGAAATAGCAAAATATTCAGGATTTAATAAATCTTCAGGATTATTTTTATTATATTCTATTAAATCTTCTAATTTAATGAATTTATGAAGAGCAGTTAGTATTTTATATTTAGAAAGAGATTTATAAACTTCTAATGTTCCAATAGTAGTCATATTAGAAGCAATAATAGGAATACCAGTCCAATTTAATCCATTATTAAATGAAAAAGTTTTATTTAAATCAACAAGACTTCTACTATTAATAGAAGATGATTTTGGAACAATTAATACATCTCTAAAATCATAATATTTTTTATCAGATATAAATTTATTCATTCTATAATTAAATTTAGTGTAAATATTTTAAATTCTTTTATTTTATTATAATTACATATATTAATATAATGTCAGTTCAACATCATAGAATTTTATATAAAGAAGATATAGATAATAAATACAAAGATTCAACAGGATGTATTCCAAGAAGTGCAGAAAGATATAAAAATAGTGATGGACATATTGATTTACAAGCATGGCAAGAAGAGGATCAAGATGGTTTTGGAGAATGGATGAGTGAAGCAAAAAAATGTAATCCGGACTTTTATAATAGTGGTCAAGAAGGTTGTTGTTATAATGAAAGTAATAATGAACAATGTTTAACACCAGATAATCATACAGGATTATCTTTCTTAGGGGAGGACAACGTGTTAGGGGTGACCGAAACAATAGGACATTTTTGTCATAAAGAAGAAGTTCAAACTAATAGTGTTATTAAATTTTTTAAATTAATATTATTCTCAATACTCACATTATTAATAACTTCTTTAATAGCAACATGTTATGAATTTTGGTTTCGTTATGGTCATTCAGTAGACTGTATATATTTTAAAAGTAAATGTGCAAATAGAGGAAAAACAGAAAGAATTAGTTTAGTTGATTATCTATTTCCAAATAGTATATGTTATTATCCATATCAAGCTTGTAGTAAATTTAAAGCAACTGAAAGAAATATGGTGGGAGGTAGTTCAGAAAAAGGTATAGGTATAATAAGTAATTTTGCCGAATATGAACACGCTGGTGCTAAATGTATAAATTTAGATTATGATACAACTATTTATAGTGAAAAAGACATCCCTTATAATATAGCAGATTTTGTAGAAAATAATATTACAAGTAGTTGGATAGCTTGTTTAGGTAAAACAATAAGTTTCTACTTTTTATTTACAATATTAATAATTAGAAAAGCATTAAATTGGATTTTTAAAACATTTTCTGGAGGATTTCAAAAAATTTTTAAATTTAATCCATTATTAAGTAATTTATTTTTTCTTTTATTGACCGGATTGTTTTTTCCTTTAATAGCGTTTTTAACAGGAGTAAGTTTTTTTAATGTAGGCCCATTATCATATTTGGCTATTTTTCCACCATTAATTAGTTTTTTAACAATGATAGGCACTACAGTAGCATTTATTTCTACAATTATTCCAACAAAATTATTTGGAACATCATTAGCAAGTTGTAATATAACTCCTGATTATTATCAAATATATAGTTCAAAACTATTTTATTCTCTAGAAGATAAATCTTTTAAAATGGCTATTTTATCTATAATTCTAAATTTATTAATATTTTTACCAGTAGTAGTATTAGTTATTTTTAGTATGGCTTTAGGTGGATTAATGTCAGTTCTGGCTGGACTTTATGCTATATTACATTTAATTTTTAATATTTTCTATATTCCTTTAAGTAATCCCTTAGAATGTTTTAGTATATTAAAGAGTCATGCTGATTTATTAACAATATTATTTTGTATAAGTGTAATAGTTTCTTCTGCTAACTCGTTTGAACCAACTACAACTGGTATTATGGCTGGTATATTAATGATAATAATAGTAATAAAAGCATTTAAAGGATTAAAAAATAGTGTATAAAAAAATTATATTTATAAAAAATATATATAAATATAATTTTTACAATAAATATATTATGGGAAAAAATAAAAAATCTAAAAATGAATTACCATTAGTAAGTATTTGCACACCAACATTTAATAGAAGACCGTTTTGGAATATGTGTATTAAAAATTTTTTAAATCAAGATTATCCTCAAGATAAAATGGAATGGATTATTATAGACGATGGAACAGACCCTATTGAAGATTTAGTTAAAGACATTCCACAAGTTAAATATTTTAAATATGATACTAAAATGCCTCTTGGAAAAAAACGAAATATTATGCATGATAAATCAAGTGGAGAAATTTTAGTATATATGGACGATGATGATTATTATCCTAAAGAACGCGTATCACATGCCGTTAATATGTTACAAAATCATCCTAATGCTTTATGTGCCGGAGCAAGTGAAATATATATTTGGTTTAAACATATTCAAAAAATGTGGCAATTTGGGCCATATAGCGCCAATCATGCTACAGCAGGAACATTTGCTTTTAAAAGAGAACTTTTAAAAGAACATCGTTATGAAGAACATGCAGCATTAGCAGAAGAAAAAGCATTTTTAAAAAATTATACTGTTCCATTTGTCCAATTAGAACCAAAAAAAACAATTTTAGTTTTTTCACATATTCATAATACATTTGATAAAAAAAAATTATTAGAAAATGGACAAAATCAATTTCAAAAAGAATGCAATAGAACTGTAGATGAATTTGTTAAAGAAGAAGAGATGAAAGAATTTTATATGCATACTATTGATAAATTATTACCAGATTATGACCCTGGACATCCTAAAAATAAACCAGACGTATTAAAACAAATTAAAGAAATAGAAGAAGAAAGAAGAAAAATGGCTTTGGAACATCAACAAAAACAACAAGGAGATGGGAAGATTATTTTAAACCAAAATGGACAAGATATAGAATTAAATAATCAACAAATTGTTCAAATTATGCAAAAACAACAAGAACAATTACAACATTTTTCCAAACTTTTAAAAGATAAAGATGAAGAAATTAAAAAATTAGAAGAAGAAAATAAAAAATTATCTACTAAACAAATTTCTAAAACAGAAATTAAAGATGAAACTAATTTAAATAATATTAATTTTAAATTAGACAAACTTATTAAAATGTTAGATAATTCCAAAAGCGAGAACATTAAATTGGAAATTAATTAATAATATAAATTATATTATATAGGCTTAATATAATATGATTTTATCATCTAACTGCGCACCCACTTTAATTTTTATTGGATTTTCTTTAATTCAAATTATAATAGATTTATATAAAGGTGTTTTAAATGAAGCATTTATTAAATTTATAGTTATGATATTATTTTCTATTATTCTCAATATTTTATGTGATTTAGGATACAGAGTAATTGCTTGGTTTATAGTATTTATACCAATCATTATGATGACATTAATTTCTACATTGTTATTAAAAGTTTTTGGAACTAATCCTGACGAAAAAGATTTAAGATCTAAAATTAAAGTTAAAGACAAAGATATTTCTAATAATTTAATAGATAAAGATGGAAGATTTTATTTAGAAAATTCAGGTAATTATTTAAGTGGTGGTAATTTACTTAATCAACAAAAATATGCTTATTTTTATGATAGATTTAATTCGGTTGAGAGAATTGATAGAAATAACCATAGATATGAATTTTATGATAAAGTAGAAGATGTTTATGATTTAAATAGTCCCCCTGGCAATTTATATGATTTATCTAACAATCCTGTTAAATATACTATAGTAGATTATCTTATTAATATTTTTGGAGAAAATTTTTTTAATAATTATGTATCAAGATTTTTTTATATTAATTATCCACAAACTTATTCTTCTAGTCTTAATACTAATTATGATATTAGATTAGATAAAACTAATCAAACTAATAATCTTGATTCTACTTCTTATGAAAAAAAATATGATGAAACTTATTTACTCGATGGACAATTATTATTTAGAGAAAATAGATTTAAGAAAATAAAAGATAAACATCCTAATTATAGTGATATAGAAATTAATAGAATTATAGACAATGAATGGAATAACTTAACCGCAGAACAACAACATAGATGGAATACTAATGCTAACAACGAAATTAATAAAAATAATTCTACAAAATATTCTACTAATCAACCTTGTCCAATTAATGAAACTAAACAATCATTTAAACAAAAAACTGGATTAAATTGTTATGAAGTTTGTCCACCTGGGAAAGAAAGAAATTCATTAGATATATGTGTACCTTATTGTCCTCTTGGTCAAGAAAGATTATATGTAAATGGTATTTGTCAAAATAAAAAATAATATAACATTAACATGCAAATATTTAATTAAACAATATAAATAATATATACTAAATTATATATATTATGTATAAATTAAATAATACATGGACTTTATGGTTACATTTACCACATGATGTTGATTGGACCATCAATAGTTATAAAAAAGTATTTACTTTTGATACATTAGATGAGTGTATTACATTAATTGAAAATATTAATAAAGAAATAGTAGAAAAATGTATGTTATTTATTATGAAAAATAACATTAAACCTATTTGGGAAGATACTGAAAATTCTAAAGGCGGATGCTTATCATATAAAATAAATACAGATTATGTATATCACGTTTGGAAAAAGTTAAATTATTATTTAATTGGTGAAAAATTATCTGATAATCAAGAATTAATAAATAATATTAACGGATTATCTATTAGTCCTAAAAAAAATTTTTGCATTATTAAATTTTGGATTAAAAATACAGAAACTTTAAAAACAATTGAAAGTTTCTCTTATTTAAATAATACAACATTAGATGATCCCGAAAAATTTGATCCATTAAATATTGATTATTTATGTAATATAGAAAAACAGCATTGTTTATTTAAACAACATGAAATTCTTTATTAATTTTTTAAATATTTTATTATATATAATATGATTAATTATGAATCATTAACTAGTTTTTCTCAAGTTGTTAGTAAACTATCTATATTTATATTTATAATTGCTGCTAATTATGTTGGCGATATTTTTTCTTGTGGAGTAAGGAATTTTATGAAAGAATATATGATTTTTAAACACATTATTGGTCTTTTTATAATGATATTTTTTGTTGGATTAATTCAAGATAAATTAACAATACAAGAGAGAATTTCTCAAAGTTTTATATTATATATTTGGTTTATTTTTATTATGCGAGCACCTACTATTATTACTATTACAGTTATTATAATTATTGCTATTATTTATATTATAGATTTATATATTAGTGATTTAAAAACTAAATTAGAAGAAAATAAAGAAATAAATGAAAAAAATAGTATACTAATTGAACAATATACTAATGTTAATAATTTCTTATTTATTATTAGTTTCTTAATGAGTATAATTGGAACTTCTATTTATATTTATATTATTAAAAGAAATTTAGGTAATAAATTTAATATATATACATTTTTACTTGGAACACGAGATCAAGAATGCTTTAAAAAGGAAGCTGTAAAAAAATTCAAAAATAATCCTTTATTTTGGGATATTCAAATAGCGCGTAAAGGAACTAAAACAATTTAAATATTTAGCATAAAATATTATATTTATAATATATATAATATGAAAAAATCACGTAAATATCGTGGAGGAAAAAAATCAAAAAAAAGACCTAGACCAGTTTTTGTAGAGGGTTATTGTAGACGTAGCCGTAAAAGAACACGTGGACGCAAGTAAAAACATATTTTAATAAAATTTATAAAATATGTTTAAAATTTATAATAATAATTCATTTATTACCCAATATATATGTAGAGAATTATCAAGAATTAAAATAGTAAAAACAGTATAGTTATATTTATACATAAATGTTAAAAGTGGTAATAATAAAATTCTAAACATAAAAAATGTAATACAAAACATGTTATAAGAATATTTTGTAAATATTCTTAATGCAGTTAATGAAAGAAATATACTTGATATTTCATTTAAACATAAATATATAGTCAAATAATATCCTTTATTATAATAATAAGACCAACTTAATCCATATAAAACAAAAAGATGATGAATAAAATATGATTTATCAGAAACATTAAAAACATCTATTAAAAAATATTGAGATACAATAATTCTACATTTATCTCCAATATAATTATATTCGTTTAAATCATTATGCTGAAAATAATACATTTTTTTATCAATAAATTCATAAAAAGATAAACTACTGACTGTTATGAAAAAAAATAAACTTCCATATTCTTTAGAATAATTATAAACATATAAAAATATAGGAAAATATAATAATGTATCAATATGTTGTATATCCATAATTAATTAATATTTTATTATTGTTTTAAATTTTATTAATATATATTTTATTTTTCTGTAAAAATTTCTGATTCTATAATCTCTCTTGCAGAAGCTAAAAGTATAGTTTTTTTTAAATTTTCATTAGATTGAATAAAGATTTTATCATTATATAAATTAATTAATTTATAAGGATCTATATACATAGCTGTTGCAATATCAGTTTTTTCACTTTCTGTTAAATGTAATTTATTTTCAGATTCAGATAATTCTAATAATGTCAATGCAACATCTATTTCTTTTTTATTATATTTATTACGTTCAACTACATCCCATTTTAATTCATCTAATCCTGAAGAACCTTTTGCTCTTATTTTTCTTTTAAAAGTTCTTGTTTTTCTTTTTGGAGTTCTGCGGGGAAGAGGCCACTCCTCCCTCGCATGCAATTTTGGTATTTGCGACCTCACGGCAGTTTTTCTTTTTGGTTTTCTTTTTGGAGTTTTATTTTTTGTTCTTAAACGATGCGTTTTTCTCATATATATATATTAATATATATTTAAATAAAATTTAAAATTTTATAATAAACCTTCTTTTTCCATCCAAGCCTTATGTGCTTTTCTTTTTAAATGTCTTGCTTTACCACCTCTACAAATTATTGCTCCACACGCACAAGTAATTTTTTCTAATGAAGTTTCTTTTTCATCTTCATATCTATCCTTATAAAGATTAGGATTTTGTTTTAATTTTTTTTCATTAATTTTTTTATTAAAATCTGGTTGTTCTTCTAATTTTTTATAATAATCGTCTTTTTTTTGTTGTAATTTCTCTTCTCTCGTTAATGATGCTCTTTTTTCATTTAAATCACTATCAAACATTAAAATAAATTTATCTTCAACTTTCTCTGCTTCTTTTCTATTTTCACATTCTTGACTATGAATTTTAATCATATTCCAATTATCTAATCCCCCATTATTTCTAATTACCTTATATTTAAGTGTATGGTATTCATTTCTATGAGGAGAATTCATTTCATATCTATGTCTATTTAGTCTAATATTCAAATCTTCAGTATGTCCTATATATATTGATTTACAACCATCTTCTTCAAAGAAATTCTCACAATAAATCATATAAAAATAATAAAGCATATTTTAATTAAATTTATAAAATATGTTTTAAATCAATTTTAAATTTATAATAAACCTTCTTTTTCCATGCTACGAATTAATCTTGTTAATCCAATTCCACATCCGACACGCGGTATAAATTCTAAATCTAAATATTCTTCTAACTCTAAATTAATTCTTTCTTCACCAAATAATTCAACTAATTTTGCTTTGTATTCACCATTCATAATAGTATTAAAACGGTCTCTCATAATATCTTTATCAGTCTCTCTTTCTGCCGAACCAAAAGTTTCGACACCCGATAAAATAACATCTACTTTTTTACCTGTATTATTTTCTGTATTTCTTTTCATATTCCAAAATGGAGATGTAAATTCTGGAAAATTTTTAATAAATGATACTGGTGACTTTTCTTTATATAATCTTTCTTCATGTTCATTTTCTAACTCTTCTACACCAAATTCTTTTGCTATTTCTAGATAATCATTTTCATAAAATTCATATTTTCCATAACCTAAATGAGTTAATAATTCTTTCTGTAAATCTACTAAATCATGCATAGTTCCTTTGAATTCAAATTCAAACATAGGAAAAATAATATCGTGTCTTCCTGGAATAGCATTAGGTTCTTGTCTGTAAGAAGTAGATACAGAAAAATAACCAGCAACATCAGGTCTTTTTAAAATTTCGTATTCAAGCCACATTTGTGAAGTTTGAGGTAAAGGCCAAACCTTACCAGCGTATTCAAAAGTAGCAACATTTTCAGGTTGTTCACATGCGGCTAAAATAGAAAGCCGATTTTGAGCATGAACTTCAACGAAATTTTTTTCAAGGAAGAATTCACGCAATTTTTTTACAACTTTACTGAATTTTTCACTCTGGATAATCAAAGGACTGTCGTAGGTTCTCTCGCAAGAACAGCTCATTTTTAAAAGAAAATATTTTATTTTTTAAGAAATAAAATAATTTCTAAATTATTTTTTTTTAGATTTCTTCTTTTTTTTCTTTTTTCTATTTTTGTTAGTTTTTTTCTTTTTTTTACCCGATGCATAGTCCATATGAAATTTTATATCTTCTTCTATAAGTGGAATAATATAATTTATTTCATTATTAGATAATTCTAAAAATCTATCCGCAATTATCTTCATTTTAGGTCTTCTTTCTTTTTCTTGTTTAACGGCATAATCAGAACCAACAATATTTAATTGATTACCCATAGCAGAATACATAGTTAATGTATCTTTTCTTAAACGTAATCTCTCCTTAGTATCTTTTAATATAGTAACAATCGTATTATAATATTTAGGATAATTAGTATAATACAAATCATTTCGCATAAGATTTAATATAGTATTAACTCTTTCTAAACTTTCTTTGGATAATTCTATATTTTTTTGATTTATATTATAATAGGTTTTGGTTTCCATTTTATATAATATTATATATTAAAAAATATTATATATAAATTTTTTAATTAGAGGTGGATGGCAACGGTGCCAAACATAAACGAATTTCTCCTAATGATGCGACATTATATTTAACAATTAATGGACGATTATTTTCTAAAAATATTTCAATTTGATTACATAAATTGGTGCATTTTATAAAATAAACCAAATTTTTAAGAGAGAATTCACCTTGTATAATACCATCATTAGCAAGTTTTTGGACAAATTGCATAGAACCTTGTGTTTCGGTTCGTCGTATTTCAGCTTTTGCATATTGTCCAACACATAGAAAAATTAATTCATCACCAACAGATTTGATTTCTAATTTTTCAGAAATGTTAGCTAAATCGCGAACAATTTTTTGAAAATCAGAAGATGGCATATTAATAATTGATGAAAATTTAACATCTGGTATTTCAAGTTCATCTTGGTCAGGTTCTATTAAACGTAATTTTTGAATTTTAGATTGTTTGATATCACCATTTTCAAATTTAAGCCCTAATTCAGTGACAACACCATCAACATAATCTTCATTTTCAATATAAATAGTTAATGTATCATCATTATCTATAGATGTAATTAATTTAAATAAATGAAACATATTAACTCCTATAATAATTTTGTCATATTTACATTCATAAAACTCAAAATTACAAGCTTTTAACAATAAATGAACTAAAATTGTATGTGTTTTATCCATATTAATTATTCTTATACCATCTTTAGTAAATACAATATTAGTATCCAATAATATATCCTTAAGAGCAGTCATTAAAATTCTAAAAGGAGCAATTTGAACAGTTTTTATAGTTAAAACATTATTTAAATTAGTTTCATTATTATTTAACTGTAGATTAGATAACTTATTTTCTATAGTCATATTATAATAAATAATTTATTATTAACCTTTAAATAGTTATATAAATTTATAATTATAAAATTTTTGTAAAAATTATTTTAAAAAAATTATTTAAGTAATAATTTAGAAAATGAAATTATTGTCAAAAAAATTAATAAAATATTTCACCTTTAATAGTTTATTAATTGGAAGAATTGAAAAACCCGCTCGTTTATATTCAATAAGAAAGATTAAACAATCATTTTTAGATAAAAAAATTTATTATGATTTATATAATGATTTTTGCACATCATCTATGAATTGTAATAATGAAAATGAATGTGTTTTAATTTTAGATAATTTTAAAAATTATGAAAAATATTCAAGTTTAACAGCAGAACATATTTTTCCTCAATCATTTACAAAAGAATACAAAAATGCTAATCTGGATATGCATAATATTTATTTAACCTGTTCTAAAACAAATTCTCATAGAAGTAATTACAAATATATAGATGAAAATATTTATAATAAATATTATAATAATAAAAAATTAACATTTGTAAGTAATAATAATTTTAAAAATAATAAATGTAAATTTTATATACCTTGTATTTATACTAGAGGAGCTATAGCACGTTCAATTGCTTATATGAAATACTGTTATCCTGAATTAAATATTGAAAATGTATTAGATTTAGAATTAATTTTAAAATGGAATCTATTATATCCACCAACGCAATTAGAAATTGAAAGAAATAAAATAATAGAATGTATTCAAGGAAATAATAATCCATTTATTTCAAATTATAATAGAATAAAATTTCTAACAAAACCTATATTTTTTTTTTATAAATATAACTTTTTAATTTAAATAATTTAAAGAGAATATATATAACAATATATATAAAATGGAAAATACTATTATGTTGCCGGAAAATATAAATGTTGCTACTAAATATTGTGTTTTAATGTATAATATTCTTAATGTAGTTGCGAAACGTGGCGCTATTAATCCTGATGAATTTCAAGTAGTAGGTGAATTAGTAGAATTTTTAAAAAAAGAATTAAAAGTTGATGAGCAAACAAAACAACTTTCTCAGACAGAACAACTTCCTCCAGTAGTTGAATAAATTAATAAAATATAACATTTATCATCTCTATAGTAACAGGACATTTATTAATTTTAACACCAAAAAAAATTATATATAAGTTATTCCTTCTTACATATGATTTTTTATATTTTCCAAACATATTATAGATTAATATTTAAAATTATGGGACAATGATCAGAACCTAATATTTCCTTGGAAATTTCTTGATTAATTAATTTAGAATTTTCAAATAGTTCTTTTGATATTAAGAAATAATCAATACCCCAACCATTATCAGATCTTCTCTTTCCTTTCATAAAATTTGACCAATAAGTAGATCTTTCTTTTATTGGATTTAATGTTCTAAAAACATCTATAAAATCCATTTGTTCCATATTATAAGCAAAATCTTCTCTTTCAAAATCAAAGAAGCCAGGAACCTTATTTTTTTTTGTTTTTGGATTACAAATATCAATGTCTAAATGAGCTACATTCATATCACCACATAATATAATATTTTTATTTAATCCTTTTAAATATTGTAAAAACATATCATTCCATTGTCCTCTAAATTTAAATCTATCTGAATCTAACTTTTGAGAATTGGGAACATATACATTAACCAAAATATACTTTTCAAATTCAAGTGCAACAATTCTTCCTTCAACATCAAAATCTGGTGTTTCAAGAACTCTTATGGGTGGATACTTACACCAAATAGTAGTTCCACTTAAACCTTTTCTTTGAGTTGTTCCATTTGTAGAATTCCAATAACGATAAGGATAATTTCTTATTATATCATCAGGTAAAACAACTTGTTCCTGTCTACATTTAGTTTCTTGTAAACATACTATATCGAAACACTTATTTTCTTCATTTTCATTTTTTTGACTAAATAATGCTTGCATTAAACTATTATTATAAATTACATCGTCTTTTAATTCTGTAGATGGTTTTAATCTTGCGCGTAAACCAGCAACATTCCAACTAAAAATCGACAAACTCATTGAGAGATTATAATTATTGGTTATAATATATCTTTAATATTATAATCAATTTTTATATAATCAAAAAATAAATAATTATAATAAGTAATTTAAATAAGATAATTATTTACTAAATTATAAACTACTATAGACAAAGTACCTATAATTATATAGTCTATACTTTTTGAAATTGGACTTACTAGTGCGGTTGTTCCTTTTAAAAAAGTGCCTATAACTTTTGAATTTTTTGGTAATTCATTTGTACAAGTATTTATTAGACTTTTTTCTTCAGTTTTTTTCTTTTTTAAACCAACTTTAGTAGCGACTGCCATATAATATATTTATAATTTATAATTATATTATATTTTTTTCATAAATTTTTTATTTATCTTCTTTTTCTTTTTTGAGTTTTTGAACCTTTTTTAACATATCCAAATTTGCCTTTTTTTGTAAAATATCCAAATTTTTGTAAACGTTTTTCTTTTTTCGCTGTATTATGTTTCTTTTTAGAAACAACACGGCCATGTTTGTTAAATACTAATTTATCTTTTGTTAAACCTCCTTCTGTGCAATATGCTGTTCCATGCCATACTTGGGCACGCGAACCTCTTAATAATTCATATTTTTTACCTTTAATATGATAAAATCCGTCTGTCGATTTCATATGCTTTTTCATATTTTATAAAATAACGAGAGAAAATAATTTAATTATAATTAAATTAAATTAATTATGTCTAAAAATTATCTAAATATTATCATAAATTATATATAAATGACTGATTATAATAAAATAATTACTACAGTTAATTCTATAACTCCTGATTATGATTTTATTCCTGATCTAAATAATACTATAGTAATTGATACTTCTGAAAATAGAATAGGTATTAATACTATTACTCCTGATGAAAATATACATGTTAGTGGTGGAACAATTAAAACTCAAGATTTAATTGTTTTAGGAGATTTCAGTAATAACAATTTTTCTAGTAATATTTTGCCTCGAGATGATTTATCATATAATATTGGAAGTATTACTCATAGATGGAATGATTTATTTATCGGTTCTGGAACTATGTATATGGATAAAACACCCATTCTTAGAATGGCAGATTATACAAGACATGGTAATCCTGCTGTAGATATTTCTGCACTTATTATAGATAATTCCGGACAACATTTAGATATATCTGATATTAGACATGTTAATGTAGAAGGAGATGTTTCATTTGCTTCTAATTTTGATTTAAGAGATCATATGATTGTTCATGGTGATGTTTCTTTTAATAAAGACTTTGATGTTAGTGGAGTTTTAAATCTTACACAATTACTTACTTCTGATGGATTAGTTACAACAGGAACTAAAATTTATACTATATATGAAACAAATTCTGCTGGTTCAACGACTACTAGATTAATAATTGATCCATCAGGCGATGGGATTGCTGGTAATGCCGCCGCACAAGGTGAAGTTGTTATTTATGGTAATTTAGATGTTAAAGGAGAAACTACTTATTTAAAATCTACTAATGTAGATATTTCTGATAATATTATTAGAATGAATGCTAATCATAATAGTGTAACAGACGGAGGTATTGCTGTTACTAATTCATCTAATGCTGATAAATTATTTACATATAATAATCCTGGTAATTATTGGACTACTACTGATACAAATATTAATCTTGGACCTAATGGTGGAGTTGTATCATCTGGTTTTATGAATATTGATAATGTTAATATTGATGCAAATACAATAGATGTTGATAGTGGTGACTTAATATTAAAATCTGATACAGGTCAAGTTGTTGTAGAAAATGTTACTTTTAATTCTAATACAATTTCTACTAATAATAGTTTAGATTTAAATCTTACTGCTGCCGGAGGAGATATTTTTACACAAAATAC